CATGATGACCGGGACAATCAAATACGCCTCGCCTCGCCAGTTCTGACGCATGGGGGCCGCGACTTGCTGCAGGGTCATTACGTGCTGCTTGTTGGTGACCGGCTGGCATGTGCAGGGCATAGATCTGTCCTTATAGATCAATGATCGGAATCGCAATACATCGGCAATTCGGATGTACTGGTATCAGATTTTCGATTCTGTTTAAAGAATATACAGTACCTTCGAGTCCTTCGCATTTCTTACATACTCGCGCATCCCCGGCTGTGCTGAATTCTGCCTGTATTTCTGCGCTTCCTACGCCGGCCTCTCGATAGGTTGCAACGTTGGCTGCATGGTGAGCCCGGATGACTTCGGTTCGTGCCAATGTGCGGCTTCGAGTCTTGCCTATCTTCTCCACCCGGTCACGGATCCGTTTTGCTATTTTCTCCGTGCCTTCGCCAGCTTCGAGCCCTAACGCAATTTCTCTACGAATTCCGGCTTCCATCGCGCTATCTATCTTTTTCAGATCAGTATAGGTGCGACCAAGTACCTGTTCCAATTTGTCCTGATGGTTGCGCCGTTTGATTGCACCCAACATCAGATCCTTTTTGCGCTCGTCATTGACGCGCTTATTGTATTCAGTTTCGGCTCGTTTGACGCCTTTCTTGTAGGCGGTATAAACATAGCCCTCTATCCAATTGTTGGGATCAGGCTTTACGCCTTTTTCACGAATGATCCGCTCTGCTTCATCGGCATCGATCAACTGCTCGTCAATGGCTGCAGTCAGAAAATCAAGAATTGCTACGGTACTGAGGGGTCCGGTCGTAAACTCATAGTCGCGATTGGCAGTAAGATTGCCCTCGGATTCCATAAAGGCCTGTAACTCACGGATGATTGCGTCCCATCGCTTATTCATGTCGCGCTCGAACTGCCGGCGTAGCGTTTTGGTCCGGGTCGGGTCGCTACGAAACTCCGCGTTAAGATGCAGCTTGCACATCATCTTCGTCGCTATCGTTTTCACCGCCAGCCGGGGGCTTACCAAAACCTGCTTGTACATCCTCGTCGCCTTCGTCTAATGGCTGCTCGTCCTCTTCGAGATATTCGCTTTCCTCTGACATGCCAAGAAAATCAGCACGGAATTCCCGCGGCGGCACAAGCAGATCCGCGCCAATCGCGTTGGTGTAAGCCACTAGGGTATCAGTTTTGACCTTATTGATGTCGGCCTGATCTTTCTCCGACAGGCTGGTGAGGCTATCCCATTCGCTATAGAACTGACCGTTTGGTTTGGGCAGATTCCCGGTTTCGATCAGTCTTTCGATTAGCGGCCGGAGTATCCGGGGGCCCGCATAATTTTGACGCCGGTTGTCGATCTGTACATTCCAGTTGGTGATATCTTGCGTACTCGCCAACTCTCCAGATTCGGTCCCGGTCAAGATCCGCTGTGGCATGCCGTAGGTGCCGGAAATCAACATCAGCAAGGTTTTGGCGTTGGCTTCTGGCGACGGGGTATCGCTGCCCAACACTTGAGCAGATAGCCCGGTAGCGGTAATCGAACGGCGCAACTGGTGGTCGTATTCTTCCGCCTGCTCTTTTAGCCGCTGGCTGTCGGCCTCGTCGAACTCAGCATCGGAATCTGCAGACCACAGAATTCCACGGTTTGCCGCCAGCCAGAATGTTTCCGCCGACGAACCACAGACCTTTTCCAGATCCTCAAGGTAATTGTAAGCCGGGAGCAATCGCGGGATTCCATATACTTCGTCGTCATCCAATTGCTCAGCCAGATGCAATACCCGGGTGTGGTGGACGGTGATTGACCGGGACGCGCTGGTTTCGGTTGCCAAGGCCGTGCGCCCGGTCTGCAGGGTGTACAGGGTTGGCATATTGAACCGGGGGCTGCGCGGGTCCATGTCCCATTGCTGGACCTCAATGCTGTACTCGCCATAAGCCGACAGGTACATCAGCGGGGCATTGCCTTCGACCGGATCGCGTAATTGCGCGTTGTCAGCGAATCCCAAATACAGCACACCGAACTGACCAATGCCGGATAGCCTGTCGGCCCGCTCAAGGTAGTGCATGATACGCAGCCGCTTATTCAGGTCATCGAATGCCTGAGTAAAACCACTGGCATCATCATCGCTATCGTCACAGATTACCGGGTGACTGGCCCATGTTGCCTGCGGGAACGCCCGGATAATTCGAGATGCCACACCATTACGGTGATACAGCCCTACGAAATTCTCTGACCTCAAGGCCTTTTGCCAGCCAAAAACTTCGTAACGGTCCCGCTTACCGTCATGGCTTTTACCGAGTAGCCGATCCCAAATAGACCGGATAAGCCGATTGCTGTAGCGATCACTCATTACAAAATCCTCGTCTTTTTCTTGGGCCGGCGGATTATATTGCCAAGCGCGTAACGCACCGCGTCCCAATAATGGTTGTCTTTATCAACCAGAGTCGGCGTCACCTGATCTGATTTGCGATCCACCTTGTAGCGGTAGTGGCGAGCCTCATACTGCATTTGCTTACAATCCTCATGGATTACGATTATGTCAAAGTTGCGAAGAAAGTCGATGCCATCCTTAATTGATCCCGGCCACTTTTTTACAGCCTTGATCCGCGGCAATCCATGACGTTTAAGGTAGCTGATCGATTCGGGCCGTGCGCTATCGGCCTGCACTTCATAATCCTCAATGCCGGGGATCTCGTTCTTTGCCAGCCTTGCCGTATCATCCAACTCAAGCGAAACGCCACCAAATTCCTTTTCGATGTGCAGCATATTGTCGCCAATCCATACCCGCACGCCCGCGGTCGGATCATTTGCAAAGCCAAAGTCCAGACCGTGATACGGACCATCCCAATGCGGCTGTGGCTCGAATGCCATGACCTTTGTTTTGCCCGCGAACACGATGGCCTCATTGCGGAAATTGAAACCGCCGCCCCATACGTGGTCGTAATCATCTGGTCTGGTCTGCCTATGGTTGTCCCGCTCTTCCTGTAGGGTATCCGGCGCAAACGGGTTGTCGTCGATATTGACATGAATGGTTACGTGCTTGCGGCCTTCCGGGTCGGACTCTTCCATCCGGTCGGAAAATTCCTGCACAGCATCCGTTGGCTGGTCCGGGTTCCACGTAAACCAGATCTCTGAATTCGCACTACGGATCGTCGGCAACAACAGGGCAATGGATCTGTGCGACAGGCTTTGAGCTTCCTCTACCCATGCAATGTCGAAATCTTCCAACGATTTGATTGATTCGGCGTTGTGGTCCTGCATGCCTTGGAAAATGATTATCCCGGCACCGCCCCGGCGCTTGATTAGGTTGTCCTGTACCTCAAACAGGTGAGCAACTTTAAGGGTGCGAATCTTTTTTTCAATCAGGCGTTTTGCGGAATACCGGAGTGATTGCTGAATTTCCCGTATACAAACCATTGAGCAGTTGGGATTGATGATCAGCGCCTCTATCGCTGATTCTGCTCTTTCGTGTGATTTCCCTGAGCCCCGCCCGCCTTTGATGAACTTGTAACGGCGGGGCCCTATTAACGGCTTAGCCCATCTCGGCGTCTTGATCCTCAGCTTCGTCGATGATGACACGCTCGATTCCCGTTATTGATTCGCCGTTAGTGGTGTGGTCTACATGGTTGGTTTCCTGCCACTTGGCCTGCGTTTTGAGATAGAAGATAATCGCGGTCAGGTTGCCGGCTCTGGCCTGTGTGAGCAGGTTGCTGGCTACTGATGCAATGGCTTTTGACTTACCTCTTTTATAGGCCTCAGCAATCCTTTCGTCCTCTCTCTCCCTCTCGCGTAAGGTGTTCTCCGACATCCCCATGTAATCGGCAATCTGCCCTTTCGTCAAAACAGAAGCCAGCGCCTCAACTTGCGCTATTTGCGCGTCGCTGAGTTGCTTCTTTGGCTGGCCGCGTCCTCGCTTCGGCTTTTCTTCGGCGGTATACACGTTTGTGTCATCCATTAGCTTTCTCCTGATCCCTGTGCGCTTTGCGAGCAAGAATCTGTTTACGGGTCTGCCACGCCTTCTTGTAGCTGGTATCCTCGAATAGCTTGCTGAATCCGGTAATGTGTTTGAGCCTCAAAAGTTCTTCGGGCTCCATGCCAAGCTCGTTACAGATTGCGCTATCATCCCACCCGTTATCCAGCATGTTGAATACCATGCTGCTCATTCCATTAACGCTATGCTTGCCGCGGGCCCGGTTGTGCCTGATTGTTGACGCCATCCGGTCGTTGATATCTTTCTGAATGACGACGATTGGCAGCATGCCGTGGTTGGCTTCGAGAATGTCCGGGTTTGTCTTGCAGATGTAATAACGGTGAAAGCCATCGACGATCTCGAATAGATCCCGCTCGGCGTTATAGATCGTAACCACTGGCTGAGTGTACCCATCGTGGCTGATCGACGTATACAGCAGGGACATTTCCTTGCCTGCTACGCTATTCGGGTTGTAATCATTTGGAGTGACCTTCTCAATCGGCACCCAACGCACCCGGTCAACCGGCTGGCCTTTAAGTGGACAGAGCTCATGGAGTTGATCGCGGATCTCTTCGCAAAACGCGATCTTTTCAGCATCACTCGAGTAATTGACCAAGTGTTTCTCGATTTCTGTTATCAGGTCCGTCATGGGCTCCCTCATTTCATCATCTGATCAAGTATGCGTTGCGGGACTCGCTTGCCCTGCTTCCAACGGCGATAGGCCATAAACACCCCGCTGGTCATCGCATTCTTGATTTTGGTCATGTGGTAATCGTTCGCCAGCATTGCGCCGATATGAACTTTGTACATCCGCTTTTCGTGACGGGGTGAGATACCGTCAAAATCCCGATCATTTTCCCTGAATTTTTTGGCAAACAATTCGTGGTTATCCGGGTCAGTAATCAGCTTGTCTAACAAGAAATCCCGGTACTCTTTCCAGCCATCGAACATGAACGGCAATTCTTTAACCTGAAATGCCTCGCTTTTCATCTGACCGACCGTGCTTATCCCTGACATCCTTTCAGTGAGCTTGTTCCATGTGTCCTGCTCTATCTCCTGCAGATAATACAGGCTGGCAATGCTGGTTTCGTGGTGAAGATTCGACACCCGCATATCCTGCAGATTGACTCCGTGCTGGTATTGGTAGTCATAGATTTTGCAGTACGGCCATTGGTGATCGTGAATCGCCTTCCAGATATCGGTGTAGCTCCAATCGTACAGCGGGTACATATCGTAGTGACCTCGGGTAACATCGCGCTTCTTGCCCCACGTTTCGCCTTTGTAGGTCACAAAGCTGGTGAGCCCCACCAAACGACCTGGGGATTCTTCGCACCTCACACCGCTGATCATAACCGCTTTCTCATTGGCGTAATGGGTTTTCAGGTAGGCGCCAAACAATGCCGCGAATCGATCAGTGCCGTAAATGTTCTCTGTCCGGGCTTCCGGCTCTTTTTCCCGCATCCAGTTTTGACCGGGCTCCCAACACTGCAACCAATCCTCGTCGGTACTGGTCGCATTGAATAACTTGATCGGGATCTGCAGCCAATCCATGTCGACGCGCGGATCTTTCTGCACTTCCCGGATGTGGTCAATTACGGTCTGCCATTCGGCTTCCTGATCAACGAATAGAGTTTTGACCGGCAACCTGCCCTTTTCCTCTGCCACCTCAAGAGTTAACTGCAGGGTTGCCGTGGAATCTTTGCCGCCGCTGTAGCACACGATCAGATTCGGGAATTCATCGAACAACCACTCAATCCGCTTTCTCGCGGCCTGCAGCACAGTCTCTTTCAGGTATACCCGTCCGCCCTCGTTATTCATTTTAAGTCGCCAGTGACGAAATCTACCGCCTTCCCGTACATCAGAAGGCGCATGATGGTCTTTGCCGGGTGCAATATCTCGCTGCTGTCGATGGAAAGCGAGACATTCCATTGGTCGTTGTCGGGATGCTTGTGAATAACTTGGTGCGGGCTCCGGGCATCCAGTATGTAGAACACCCCGCGGGTCAGGGCCAATTCTTTCTTGTTCATGCCCCGAACAAACACGCCCGGATCGACTCGGATTTTAAGATGATGGCTGTACCGGGGATATTTCGGATCAAAATGTAATGGGGTGCCGTGCTTTACGGCGATCAGGTGAGGATTATTTTCGAGGATCGTCTTGCCGTTGTCGTCTACCTTGCGGCCCCACGTTTTGAGTCGCTTGCCTCCGGGCCTGAATGATTCCACTCCAAACACCTGACAAAGCTGCTCATTGGTCGGGATGGCGATCTGATCATTCATCTTTACCTTCGTGCTGTAAACAACCGGGTTATCGCGCTGGTGGTCCTGCAGTTGGTAATTCCAATCAATATCCATATCACTCCACCGGATCTGTAAATGTCAGGCTTTGCCGCTTGCTGCTACGGCGCGGATCGATCATCGAAACGGCAATCCTGTGATCAACGAGGCTTGGTACATGCAGCCAGTATTTTTCCCGGCGACTTTTGAGAAAATCGCACACCATCTGATCCGTACCATTCGGGTGATCCTCAAGGTTGTCCACAGCCCAATCGTCATAGAATTGCCTCATGGCCGTGCTGTAGCCATCCGGCGCGTAGAAACACTGGTTCATTAGGAAATTGTTGTCCCAACGGCTCCCGGCTTTCAGGTCTGTTGGTCGCATGCTAAAAAACTGGATCAGGCTGCAGGGGTGTTCGAGAATAACCGCTTCCGCTTTCTCTACAAAATCCTGAGTCAACAGAATATCCTCTTCCATGTGAATAGCCGGGTCGTCGCCGGCCATATCGAGCGAACGCAAAAAGGTGTCGATCGCACACCGCTTCTTGTCGAAACAGAATTCAGCCGTTGGCAGGTGCCGTTTCAGGTAACGGATCATCTGCGTACGCTCGGGCATAGCCTTGACGATGATCCTAGTCATTCCGGACAACCATGTAATTGCCGTATTTTTCAATGCGGAAATGGGGCCAGTCCATCGGGTCAAAGTCATGGAACGGTACAGCTCGACCAGATTTCTCGTCGGTTACCGGGTGATATCCGGGGGCGTAGAACATCAGGAAGAAACGCCCGCCTGATCGCAAGAATGACGGAATCCTTTGCAATGCTACAGGGTCAACATAGCTGGCAGATCCGAAAAGGCTAACAACCAGATCGTATTGACCGGCTTTGAAATAATCCTCAAACGAAGAATGAATCACTCGAGCATGCGGGAATTTTGCCTTGAAGTTCTGCAGCATCTTGATCGACGGATCCACTCCCTCGTAAATGGCCGGCGAATGATATTCGCGGAATAGGCCTGTTCCACAGCCGATATCTAAAACCGATTCGCCTTTCCAGTTGATCAGGGCGAATACATCACGGTTTTCTGCCTCAGCTTCGGCGCCGGACCATATTTCATCGTAAACCGGCGCGATCAAATCGAACTCATGGCTCCATTTTTTCGTTTTGCCTACGGTGTCTGAGAGGTGAGTGCGGTTAATAATGACGACATCCTCAAGTTTCGGGTCCATCGTCCAATATTTGTATTCGTTGACTGCGAGCCTGTCTTTGACCTTGCTGAAAAACATTTCCTGGTAGGCGTGGCTACGCATAAAGCTGACCAATTCCAGCCAAGGCAAGCGATCCTCGAATTTGTAATCGTCTTTCAGGGTGTACCAGTGCGGACACCACTGCATCGTCTTGGCGTAATTCCAGTCGGATGCCTCAAGGCACATTGCGACTTCGGCAAATTTATTCCAATCCATCCCGTATAACTGATTCATGAATTCCTCTGCATGCTTTTCAGATCGACTGAAAATTCTTCCGCGCAGTGCGGGCAGATGACATCGGCCAAGTTCTGGTTGTCGCGATCCTTGAAGGATTTTTCGATGTGGCCTTGCTGCTTTTCCATGTCATCTTCTGTGACATCCCGGTTTTGCTGCTGCGGGTCAAGCATCGGCTGGAAATCATTCATGTCCGGGCTGAGCCTATCAATAAAGCTGTCATCGATACCCATCGACTCGATATCGAATTCCAGATCCATCAGCGCGTTGATCTCGTCAAACAGTAAGTTGTTGTCCCATGAGCCCAATTCGGCAATTCGGTTGTCGGCAATGATAAACGCCCGGATCTGCTCAGGGGTCAGGTCGTTAGCCTCAACGCAGGGGATCTTGTCGAGCCCCAACTTGATCGCTGCCGTTACGCGACCGTGGCCGGCGATGATGGTTTTGTCTTTGTCGATGACTACCGGGCTGAGAAAGCCAAACTCCTGAATCGACGAAGCGATCTTGTCGATCTGATTGGCGTCATGGATACGGCTATTTTTTTCATGGGCGACGAGAGTATTCGGGTCGTGCTTGGCTAACTCCATGCGGATCAGACCTCAGCTTCTTTAAGTGCTTCGGCGTATTTGGCCTTGAGTACCTTCGGGTATTTTTTGGTGTAATCCAACGCGGCCTGAAATAGATCGGGGTTGTTATCGTACCAATAACGGATGGTCCGGGGATGCTTGTTGACCATCATTGCTACGGTATTTACCGTCAGATTGTGCCTGGTATTCAGAAAGGCGTCTGCCTTGATTTCTTTAACAGGGATTGTCATTGCGGTTACCTCTTTTGTAACGATCATTATGAAGCCACATCCATGTGGCTTGCAAGGTTAAGCGGCTTTGATTTGCAGTTCGTATTGCTGGATCTGCTGCTCGATGTTTTCGACATCGCTTTTGTGTGAATTGATATTCCCGGTGTGCTGCGGGAACTTCTCGGCGTATTCGTTAAGCTGGATCAGCTTTTTTGTGCGGTTGAGAAAAAGCTGCGTCCGGGTGTAATAGGCCAGATTCTTGTTATAACGGCCCATTTCAACGGGCAGGATCGGCTCAAAATCTTCGATCATTTCCGCGCAGTGCTGGTTGATAAATTGGCTGTAATGCTGCCAATAGCCGATTTGCTTGCGCTGTCGGATATCATCCTCGTCGCGATAAATCGCGAAGGCGGTAATCTCCATGTTTTTGCCAAGCACGTAATGATATTCGGTGTCGCCGTGCGCCTCTGCATCTGTCGCGCTTGCCCGGTCGTTGGCTTTCGCAAAACGGGTTATCGGGTCCGGGCCATCCTGTAGGTGCATATTGAAGAAATAGACCGCCGCGCCGTGCGGATAGCCATCGTGGTGGATATAGAAATCAAGCTTCGTATATTCGGTGCAGATTGTGTAGGTTGCGCGTGTGCTCATTGTGTTATGCCTCAGTTGGTTACGTGGTCGAAAATGCCGCATGTCTCGAATGCCCATGCAATAGCATCGCTATCCTGTGGGCGCTGGTCCCAAGCATCCGGTGCAATGACAGCCTGCTTACCGAAAATCGGCTTGCGCTTGCCAGTGCTGTCCTCAAAATAAGCCTGTAGCTCAATGCCCGCGCCTTTGATGCGAGCGATGACCAGTGATTGGCTGTGCTGGAATTTCTGTAGCATTTCGATTTCCTCGGTTGCGTTTGCTTGCTGCTATGGTTGGTATATTAGCAACGGCATCCACATTATGCAACCAATTA